AAAAAGAAACTAATACAAAGACTACAAAATTTAATTGATACTTTACCACTAGGTAACGATAGAGAAGACGTCTATAAGGATATAAAGATGCTTAAATTAAGTAAAGACAATCAAGACTATATCAAGTTATCAAATAAGTATAAATAGTTAAATAGTGAAGAAATGAATAAAGTTACAATTAAAAAGTTTTCTCACGAGAATAAGATTAGATATTATTACAATAACGAACAGAATAATTTAAACTACGAAACCCATACCCATAATGAATTAAGTATTTGTGAGTGGGTTTTATTAGCAGAAGCAACTATAAGAAACAATGTTAAATAAAATAGTTATAGATTATTGTTATATTAATATAGATATTGATTAAACAAATTATTTCGATTTATGGATGGTAGAAAAAATAATGGAGGTGCAAGAGAGGGTGCTGGTAGAAAGCCTAAAGCAGATGAGATAAAAGTAGCTAGATTAGGAACTGAAGCAATTATAAAAGAATACGGATCTGAAGAGAATTTTTGGATTCATATAGCTAAAGAATCTAAAGGGGATAAATACTATATGAGAATGTTATTAGATTATGTTTATGGAAAGCCAAAAGAAACAAAGAGTGTAACAGTTACACCAGAATCAGGCATTGTTGATATGAGTTTATGGAAATAATACAACCTAACTTAACAGAATATCAAAAAGAAATATTATTTAGTCCAGCAAGGTTTACTATAACAGAAGCTTCTACAAAAGCGGGTAAAACTTATTCTCACATTTGTTGGTTATTTGGAAAAGCACACGAGGGTTTGGATTTTGAAGGCAGAAACTTTTGGTGGGTAGCACCTGTTTATTCTCAATCAAAAATAGCATTTAAAAGGCTTAGAAAGTATTTATCTAAAATAAAAGGTTATAGATTTAATGAAAGCAGTTTAGTTATCTATTGTCCTAATGGTTCTGAAATACATTTTAAAACTGCTGACAAACCAGATAATTTATACGGAGAAGATGTTTACGCTTGTGTGTTTGATGAAGCACCTAGAGCGAAAGCAGAAGCATGGTATGCTTTACGTTCTACATTGTCAGCAACAGAAGCACCATGTAAACTTATTGGTAACTTCGGAGGAATTTCTAATTGGGTTCATAAGCTAAAGATAAAATCCAAAGACGATTCTAATTATTCATATCATAAGGTAACTTGCTGGGATGCGGTAAAATCTGGAATATTAAGTGAGAAAGAGGTGTTACAGGCTAAGAGGGATTTACCTGAAAAGATATTTAAAGAACTTTACGAAGCAGAAGCATCAGAATCAGAAGGTCAATTAATAAACAATGAAAGCATATCTAAAATGTTTTCAAATACTCATTTACAAGATGGTGTTAAATATATTACTGCTGACGTTGCTAGACTAGGTAAAGATAAAACTGTTATTTATTATTGGAACGGATTAAGAGTTGAAGATATTATAGTAAAAGATATATCAAGAATAGATGATGTTGTTAATTTAATAAAGTCTATTCAAATAAAATACAATGTTAATGACAATAACATTATAGTTGATGAGGATGGTATCGGAGGTGGTGTTGTTGATTATATGAAGTGTTTAGGATTTTTAAACAACTCAAAACCTATAAAAGTCAATGGTAGTAATGTTAATTTTAGCAACCTAAAGAGCCAATGTTACTATAAATTATCAGAGATGATTAACCAAAATGAAATATATTTTAAAGCAGATGCTAAGATAGAATCTAGTTTAACCGAGGAGTTAGAATGGGTTAGATTGCCAAAAGAAGTTGATACAAGTAAAATATCTATGCTTAATAAAGACGAGGTTAAAAAGAATATAGGTAGATCTCCCGATTATTCAGATGCTTTGATGATGAGAATGTATTATGAATTAAATCCAAACAGAGGGCAATACTTTGTCTATTAAGTTTTAAAAATAAGTTAAACATATTGTTATATTAGTATGGATGTTTTAAGAATGATTGCGATGATACAATGTTATATTCATCATTACAAAGGAATAGAAGTAAGTATAGCACAACCTAAGACGGGAATAGATTACAGATTGTTAAATAGAATGTATAATAAAGTAACTAAAACAACAGGATGGAAATAGAAATAAATGTACCTACTACTTTAAGCGATATAACTTTAGGACAGTTTCAAGAGTTTAATAAAAAGGTTACTGAAGAAACGAAAGAGAGTGAGTTACATAGAATTATTCTATCTACTTTTTGTGGTGTTAATTTAAAAGACACTTTAAAAGTTAGAGCGATTGATGCTAAAGCTATTACTGATATAGTTTTAGAGATGTTAAATGAAGAACCGAAAAGGATTACTTTCTTTAAAATGAATGGAGTAGATTTTGCTTTTCATCCTAGCTTAGATGATATGAGTTTAGGGGAGTATGTTGATTTGGATAAACATATTACAGACTATGATACTATGCACTATGCAATGAGTGTTTTATATAGACCTGTAATAAGATTAGAAAAAGGATTGTACAATGTTGAAGATTACGAGCCAGAGAAATACGATATGAAAGGTATGCCAATGAGTGCGGTTTTGTATGCTAATGTTTTTTTTTACAATTTAGGGAACGACTTATTGAAAACTATGAGCCACTCTTTCAGCGATCAGGAGGTGGACTATCTAGAGAAGATGGGTTTAACCAAAAATGGGGATGGTATGGTTCAATTTTCGCACTCGCTGACGGGGATATTACGAGATTTAAACATATCACTAAATTAGGAGTACATGAATGTTTTATGATGCTAGAGTTTATGAAAGAGAAATCAGAGGTAGAAGCTAGTAGATTAAAATTAAATAGATAAAAATGGGTAAGAGTGTAAGAGGGTTTTATTTAGTTACTGAATTTATAGAGGGGCAGTTGTTAGCTGATTCAAATGTAAACACAGTTACTTATGGTTCGATAGAAGATATAGCTTTAGAAAAGCAAAACATATATCCATTATCACACATGAACGTACTAAGTGCAATACCACAAGAAAATCAAATAGTCTTTACTATTAGTGTTATTTCTATGGATTGTGTTGATGTAAGTAAAGAAGCAACCGAAGATATATTTAAGGGTAACAATAACGAGCAAGATGTATTAAACACACAATGTGCGGTTCTTACAAAATTATCTAGTGCAATAAGACGTAATAGATTTGAGAATGAATTTGAGTTAATTGGAGAGCCGTCGTTAGAGCCTTTTACAGATAGGTTTCCACAACAAGTAGCTGGTTGGGTATTAACCTTTGATATTGCTATTGCTAATGATGTTTATCTATGTTAGACCAAGACAATATAAACGAGGTTTTAAACAACTTTGCTAAGTATGTTATACAACAATCTAGGACTAACTTAACTAAGGGTAAAAAGAATGTTAAAAGTTCTTTGTATAAAAGTTTAGACTATACGTTAAAAGTAAATCCTAATAGTTTTTCTATGGATTTTTTAATGGAAGAATATGGAGTGTTTCAAGATAAAGGAGTAAGTGGAACTAAGAAGAAATATAATACAAACTTTTCATTTAAAAATAAACAACCACCGATAAAACCTATTTTAGATTGGGTTAATGCTAAGGGTTTAAGACTAAGAGATGAGAAAACAGGTAGGTTTAAAAAAGGTGGTCAAAGGTCTTTAGCATTTTTAATTGCTAGAAGCATTAAAGAAAAAGGTATTAAGCCTAGTTTATTTTTTACCAAACCATTTGAGAAAGCGTTTGAAAGATTACCAAATGATATAGTAGAAGCGTTTGGATTAGATATAGAAGAATTTTTAAAATTTACAACGAATGATATTAGCTAGAAGTCCTTTTGTAATAAAGGTTGAACCAGCAGATCCAGCGGACACAATAGATTACACTACTTTAAACCTTTACATTTGGGCGGGAGATAAAGTTACTGATAAACCTGTGGTGGCTAATTATACTATAAGAAAAGACAAATCAGCAACGGGTAACTTTACTGCTTTTGATGTTGCACCTTTAGTTTCTGATTTTGTTAATAATAGTTTAGACACTAAAGATAATGGTTATTACAAGTCTAATGCTCTATGGGTAGAGTACGATGCAGATATGGAAATACTGTTAGGTTCTACTGAAGCGTGGTCAGGCAATGCGACAGTATTATGTACTGATGGCTTTGTGGAATTAGGTAGAGGTTCTGTAAATAATAACAATGCTAGTTTGCTTCAGTCATCAAATAGAGTTAGGGTGTTAGCTGATGATTTAGTTAGAATACCTATTCTTGTTGATGAATCTACTGCATACAATGTTTACTTTTATAACGGAAATGAATTACTAGGTACTTATACTGTTGCAACGGACGATGATAGTACAGAGATGATTAAGTACATAACACAAGAAGGTGTTGTAAGTTATAGTAACTTTAGAAGCAGAGTAGAAAGAGATTCTGGTACGTTTGAAGATAGCACTTGTAATTATGCTTTTTTCGATGCTTTCACTTGGGGTGGATGCAATAGAATTGTTATAGGAGAGGGTAGTTCTCCTACCGAGATACATATAGAGTATGTTCCTGAATGCAAGTACAAGGTTTACAAATGCATCTTTACTAATAAGTTTGGCGCGTTACAAGATTTCTATTTCTTTAAAAAATCAACTAACAACATAACTGTTAAAGACGATATTTTGAAAGCTAGTCCTACTGATGAGAACTTTGCATTTACAGATACAGATTTCTTTTACAATAGATTTAATGTAGATGCAAGAGAATCTTTAAACTTAAACACAGGGTTTATACATCAAGACGAAAACCAAACTATAAAGGAATTAATATTATCTAATGCGGTTTGGTTAATAGATATCGAAGAAGATTATGCTATGCCTGTTGTAGTTAATAAAAAATCAATAGAATTAAAACAAAGTGTTAATGACAAGTTAATTAATTACGATATATCTTTTGACTTAGCGTATGATTTAATTCAGAATTTTGTTTAATGGTAAAGTTAGTATTATACATAGAGGGACAATTAGTAGATTTGTTTGAGGATGAAAGTGTATCTTTAACACAGACTATTCAAAACGTTAGAGATGTAGGTAAAATATTTACAGACTTCACAAAGTCTTTTAACGTTCCAGCAAGTTCTAGGAATAACCAAATATTTAAACATTACTATAACTTTGATATAGTTGGAGGGTTTGATGCTAGAAAAAAAGTTAGTGCTACATTAGAATTAAATCTATTACCTTATAAAAAAGGGAAGATTAAACTAGAAGGTACTAAATTAAAGAACGGAAAAATAAGTAGTTATCAAATTACTTTTTTCGGAGATACAGTAGATATCAAAGACAAGTTTAGAGAAGATAAATTAAATACTTTAAATCTAGAGGCTTATAATTTAGATTATACAACCGCTAATATTAAAACTAAATTACAAGTTAATCCTACTTCTAACGATGTTATTGCACCATTAATAACTCACACACAAAGATTAATTTATGATAGTACACCTTCTACTGATGTAGGTAATTTATATTACACTGTCTCAACTAACAGAGGTGTTTTGTGGAGTGATCTAAAATTTGCGTTAAGAGTTGATGCTATTGTACAAGCTATTGCGGTTCGTTATGATATGACTTTTAGTACAGACTTCTTTTCTTCTTCAAATAAACCTTACTATGATTTATTTATGTGGATGCACAGAAAAAAGGGAAGCGTAGAAAGTCCAACAGAAAATCAAACCGCACAAGTAAAGTTTGACACATGGGCAAATGATTCTGATGGAGATACTGAAACAGTAATGAGTAGTAGTATCTTAACTCTTTCTGGAAGTTTTTATACAGGACTTAGTTTGGATTTAGTAACACCAAGTGGTAGTAGTTACATTTGTTATGTATTTAAAAATGGTGTTCAAGTGTTTAGTAGCGGAGAGGTTACGGGTAATCAGTCTTTTGCAACTGAAGATATTGATAGTTTAGAAGCTGGTAATTATACTGTATTCATAAGTTCTTCAGCTGGTATTTCTTTCACAAGTGCTACATGGAACATAACTAGATTAGACGGAGGATTAATAACCAGGAGTAAATCTTATGCTAGTGCTTCATTTACTTACGCTAATTCGTTTTTATTTGACTTTTCTCAACAGATTCCAGAAATAAAGGTTATAGATTTTTTAACAGGAATTTTTAAAATGTTTAATCTAACTGCATACGTTGACCAAAACAATGGGAACATAATTGTAAAAACATTAGATTCTTTTTATTCTGGGGGTACTGCTTATGATATAACTAGATTTGTTGATATTTCAGAGCATGAGGTAAATGTAGCGTTACCTTATAAACAAATAAACTTTAGTTATAAAGGACTTGGTACTTTTTTAGCAGAAAACCATAATCAGTTATTTAACTTTAAATGGGCAGAAGAAAACTATAATGGTGGTCAAGATTTAGACGGAGAAGTTTATACTGTTGAAGTTCCTTTTGAACACATGAAATATGAAAAGTTACAGAATGTTTTAGGAGGTACTACATCAATACAATATGGATATTTTGTAGATGATAATCAAGACAGTTACATTGGAGAACCTTTATTGTTTTATCCTATTAGACAAACGGGTGCGACACCTATTTCATTTAGAGATACCGAGGTAAGTAACAGTTCTATCACTACTTACATAATTCCTAGTAATTCATATAGTTTAGTAAGTTTAACGAGTGAAGTTAATATTAATTTTAAGAACGAGATAAACGAATACCAAAACAATACAGAGTTTAAAGACACATTGTACAAAGTTTATTATAGCCAATATATTGAAGATGTTTTTAATTCAAAAAATAGATTAAGTAAATACAAACTGAAGTTACCTATTGGTTTTTTAATCAAATTAAGTTTAGCTGATAGATTTGTGTTATATGGCAATAGATATAAGATAAATTCTATTGATACGAATTTAAACAATGGAGAAAGTAAAGTAGAATTATTAATAGATTTCAGTAATGATGTTATAGATATTACTGACGATCCTATATTCGGGCCTATATGATAGAATTGATATTAGAGTTACTTAAAGAAGTAAACGGAGAAACAGAAAACATACGTATAGCACAAGGTAAAAATAAGTTACCAGAATCGTTTAAAGGTATTTTTAAAAAGTATAAAAAAGAAAAACAATGGTAGTAAAAAAGACTATTCATATAGAAGCAACAACTGATGATGCTATTAAAGAAATCAATAAACTTAAAAAGCAAGTTGATGAACTTAATAAGCAAGTAGTAGAGGGTAACAAAGATACTAAGAAATCACTAGAGAACGTTGAAAAGGCATCTAAGAGTACTACTAGAACTTTAAAAACAATAGGTAAAGCAACAGGTGTTATTTTCTTAGTAGCTAAAGCGTTAGAAACAGTACAAGACCTATTTAACTCAAATCAAAAAGTAGTAGACTTTTTTAACGTAACATTTGAATCATTAAGCATTGCTTTTAACGATTTTGTAAACTTTATTGACAGTAATTTTGGTGCAATATCAGGTTTCTTTAAAGAAATTTTTGAAAATCCTTTAGAAACTGTTAAGAGTTTAGGACAAGCTATAAAGGATAATATAATAGAACGATTTAATAGTGCTTTAGAGGTTGCTGGATTCTTAGGAGATGCTATGAAAAAGCTATTTGAAGGAGATTTTAGTGGTGCTTTAGATTCTGCAAAACAGGCTAGTATTGAATTTACTGATGTTCTTACGGGTGTTGATGGTTCTTTAAAGAAAGGATTAAATGGTTTTGCTGAAATTAATAAAAACATATTAGAATACGCAAATGGAGTTGTCGATAGTGCAAAGGCAAATGTAGAGTTAAGAAAACAATCAGAACTTTTAGAAGTTGTTAATCAAGGTTTAATTGAATCTTATGATATACAAGCAGAAAAATTAAGGCAGACAAGAGATGATGATCGTTTAACTATTGAAGAAAGAATAAAAGCGAATAATGAATTAATGACTGTTCTGCAAGAGCAACAAAAAGTAATGATTGAAAATGCTGACAAGCGTATCCAAGTTGCTCAAATAGAACTAAACAAAGACAAATCTAATCAACAAGCTAGGTTGGATTTTCAAACTGCATTAAACGAAAAGAAAGCGATAGAGGCACAGGTAACAGGTTTTTTAAGTGAGCAAAAAATAAACGAAATAGGTTTAGAAAGAGAGTTGCAAGACTTAAAGCAATCTGATATAGATGCTTCTAGTGAAAGATATTTAGCAGAGAAAACATTTAATGCTGAATTAATAGAGGATGATGTTAAGAGAATAGAATCTTTGATTAACCTAGCGCAAGAGGAAGAAAGAATAGAAACCGAAAGACTAACTAAAAAAAGAGATTTATATAAGCAAGGAACACAAGCGTATGTAGATGCAAATAATGAGTTGCTAGATTCTCAATTAGCTAATTCACAAAAACAAAAAAGTTTAGATAATGAACTTTCAAAGTTTAAACAAGCGGTAGCAAAACAAGATGTAGAAACAGAAAAACAAGCACAAGAGGCTAAGAGCATGGCGGTAATGGGTGCTTTAGGTTCTATTGCTGGGATAGTTGACCAAAGTAGTGGGTTTGGTAAAAGTATTGCAGTAGCACAGGCTATAATGGACACCTATGCGGGTGCTAACAAAGCACTAGCACAAGGAGGTTTATTTGGTGCTATTGGGGCGGGTGCTATTATAGCAAGTGGATTAGGTAACGTTAAAAATATTGTATCTACAAAGAAGCCACCGATGCCAAGTTTCGCAAAAGGAGGAGGTTCTGCGGGTGGAGGTAGTGCAAGTGTTAATGCTTCAGTTCCACCAGCTTTTAATGTAGTAGGTCAAAGCATACAAAGTCAATTAGCAGAGAGTATTGCTAACCAACAAAATCAACCTGTTCAAGCGTATGTAGTTAGCAATGATGTATCTACTGCACAAGAATTAGATAGAAACATTATAAGGGGTGCAAGTTTATAGAATAAAAAAACCCTTGCGAATAGTCCCCACTTATTCACAAGGGTAAAAAACAAAATCTAAAAAATCAATCTAAAATTCAAATATAGTGCAATATACAAATAATAATTTAATAAACAAGTAAAAAATAAAAAAAATGGCAGTTACAAATCAAGACACAACTAGAAATGTTTACAATAAATCTTATGAAGTTAGACCAGATTTAGTAAGCGATGACGATATTTTAGCAAACTTTAAAGAAGTAGGTAGAATATTTTTTGACGAAACAGATGGCTTTAACAAATATTGGGATGGTAGTAGTTTTATTTCACTAGCTGGTGATAATACTAATGGATGGGCGCAATATAAGGATGACCAATACACAAGCGGAAGTCCTTTAGTTATTAACAGCGGATCTACAACCACAATAGATAATAATTCAGCGACATCTATAACAAGTCAATTACCTATCGGGGTTGATTCTTTTTATGATAATGCAACAAGTAGAATTACACCAGAAAATAGTGGTGATGCTTATTTATTAAGAGTTGACTTTTCTGCATTTACATCTAGTCCTAGTGGTCTAGCTAAAGTAAAAATAGATATAGGTGACGGAATTACACCAAATGTTATTTTAGAAAGGTCATTTACATTTCCTAAAGGAACAGGCTTATCAAATGCAACAAATTATAGCACGACTACTTCAATTTATTCACTAGGAACTTTTTTAGCAAATGGTGGTTTAGTTCAAGTTGAAAGTGTAACTGGAAATACGTCTGTCTATGATATTAATTTCGTAATAACTAGGGTACATAAAGCAACCTAATATATTTAAAATCAATTAGTTATGCGGTCGCAATGCGCTCGTATAGTTTTCGCAATGCGAAATGTATGCAATAAAGAGAAGAAAAGAAAAGAAAAGAAAAGATAATATAAAAAGCAAAACCACTTTTTTAATTGGTTAAATAAAAATAACAAATGATAAAGATGCTTAGTATATTGTTTTCGCTTGTTTTAAATATGTTTTAACGTACTTTAGTATGGTTTTGATATATTGATATAGATTGATTGTTAAAAGTCGTTTAAAACGCTTTAAAATCAATATAAAATAAAAATGTAAAATAAGTTGTTAAAAGTGTTATTTAGATATGAAGATTTACGAACTAACTTTAGGTGGAGAAGAATTGGATGGAGTAGAAGCAATTTCTATTGTAGAAAGTCCAGCGATTGAAGAAGATTTTATTGCTTTAAAAAATCAAGAATTTAACTTAGCAGAGGTTAGTAAAGAAAAAAGAATTTTACTAGGTGCTTTATTAATTCCAAATAAACCAATTTACAGAAGAAACGACAAAGAAGAATACTATGTTTATTTTTCTAAAGATACAGTTCGTGAAGCTAGTCAATTATACCTTACAAAAGGAAATCAAAACAATGCTACTTTAGAACATGAACACTCTTTGAGTGGTTTAACTTTAGTAGAAAGTTGGATAGTTGAAGATACTGAAAAAGACAAGTCTAAACTTTACAATATGAATTATCCTATCGGAACATGGGTAGGTGCGGTTAAAGTAAAAGACGATGATGTTTGGAACAACTATGTAAAAACGGGTAAGGTTAAAGGATTTTCGATAGAAGGTTATTTTAGTAATAAAGCACAAGAAAAAGAAGAAGCCGAAATGGGCAAAGACGATCAAGAATTTTGGCAAAATGTTTTAAATGTAATAGAATATGCCGAGAACAAATAAAGAAAAAGATTACAGTAGAGAAAAAAATCCAAGTCCAACAAATAACAAAAGAGGTTGTTTATGTAAAAACAATACTTATTCTACAAAATGTTGTGATGGTAGTTTAAGAGCGCAAGGAATTTAAACCCAAAATGTAAAATAATTTTAAACAAATGTTATATTGATATGAGTACAGAGAAAAGTATTAAAGAAAAAGTTTTAGAGAAGTTAGGATTATCTTCTGTAAAAGAAAACGATACTAAAGTAGAGGTTAAATTTGAAACTCAAAACCTAGAGGGTGGAGAAGTTCAAATAGAAGCTGAATCTTTTGAAGCGGGTAACGAAGTATTTGTTATTGCTGATGAGGATAGAGTTCCTTTACCTATTGGCGAATACATTTTAGAAGATGGTAGGTCGTTAATAGTAGAACAAGAGGGAGTTATTGCTAGTATCGGAGAAGCACAAGCTGAAGAACCAGCTGAAGAAGTTGTAGAAGAAGAGCAAGAAATGGCAGACGATGCTAAACCTAAAAAGGTAGTTGAAAGCGTTTCTAAAGAGATTCATTTTTCAGATGACCAAAAGAACGAATTAAAAGATTTGTTTAAACAATGGTATCAAGAATTTTCTAAAGAGATAGAAGTAGAAGCTGAAAACGTAGAGTTATCAGAACAAGTACCAGCTGGGAAAGCTATTAAGCACTCTCCAGAAAACAAACAAGTAAAAAAGCAAATAGTTTTATCAAAGCGTTCTCCAATGGGAACAGTAGATAAAATTTTATCAAGACAATTAAATAGAAAATAATTAAATAAAAGAAAAAAATGGCAACAAGTGTTACAACAACTTATGCGGGGCAATTTGCTGGAGAATATATTTCAGACGCTCTTTTTAGTGCATCAACTTTAGATTCTGGTGCAATCACAATCAAACCAAACATCGCTTTTAAAGAAGTGGTAAAAAAAGCGGCTCTTTCTGGGGTTATTAAATCTGCAACTTGTAATTTTACAGATGTAGGTAATTTAACATTGACTGAAAGAATTTTAGAGCCTACTAAATTACAGGTAAACCATACTTTATGTAAGGCTGATTTTGCTTCTGATTGGGAAGCAGTTGAAATGGGATTCTCTCAATTCAAAAATATGCCACCAAAATTATCTGATTGGTTAATCGGTCGTTATTCTGCGATTGTAGCTGATGCAACAGAGAGAAGTATTTGGATGGGTGCTGATGCGGCTGATGACTTTGAGGGGTTTGTAGCTTTAGCAACTGCTGATGCAGATGTAGTGGATGTTGTAGGGACAACTGTAACAAGTGCAAACGTAGTAACTGAATTAGGAAAAGTAGCAGATGCTATTGTAGATGAGGTTTACGGAACAGAAGATTTGACTATCTATGTTGCACCAAACGTATTTAGAGCATATAAACGTGCTTTAGGAGGTTTTCAATCAGGAGGTCAAGGTTCTAATGGATTTGATGGAAAAGGAAACAACCAAGATATTAATGTAGAATATTTTGATGGAATAAAAATCTTTATGGCTAAAGGTTTAGATTCTAACTACATGATGGCTGGACAAGCTAGTAACTTATGGTTTGGAACAGGTTTATTATCTGACCACCAAGAGGTTAAGTTGATTGATACTGCTGATATTTTAGGAGATCAAAATGTGAGATTTGTAATGCGTTATTCAGCGGGTGTACAATATGGAATTGGAAGTGAGTTAGTGCTATACACACCAGCATAATCACTAAATAAATAATAATAATCTAAAAGGTAGGTGGGTTTTCCTACTTACCTTTTTTTAATACAAAAAAATAATATGGCTTGTTTATTAACATCGGGTAGAAAAGTACCCTGTAAATCAGCAGTAGGTGGATTGAAAGCAGTTTACTTTCATGACAAAATAGATACTGATTCTATTGTACCTACGATTATTTCGGGAGAGATAACTACCTTTACACCAGCAGAACCAGGAGATTGGTATAAGTTTGATTTAAAAGGTACTTCTTCTTTAGATACTGCAATAACTTCTAGTAGAGATAACGGAACTACTTTTTACGAGAGTACATTACAAATAGAATTAACATATTTAGATGTAGCAACACAAGAGCAAATAAAATTATTAGCACACACAATGCCAAATGTGGCGGTTGAAGATTACAATGGTAACTTCTTCTTCTTAGGTTTGTATCATGGATGCGATGTAACTGCGGGTAACATTGTTACAGGTTCAGCTATGGCTGATAAATCTGGTTATTCTTTAACACTTGTAGCAAAAGAAACTGCACCACCTTATTTTGTGGCTTCTAGCGTTATAGCTGACAATGCAAGTGCAACACAAATAGATCCAACTGCGTAAAAACTTAGTTTTTGTTTTAGTTTTATTAAGGGGTGCATTTTATGTACCCTTTTTTAATGTAAAAAAATCATTTAGTATTGTTATATTAGTATGCAAGTATTAACAACATCTACAAGCAACCAAACGTTTAGTATTATTCCTAGAATTTACAGTAATTATGTTACTTTAAAAATAAGGAATGAATCTACTGATGTTTTAACTTCTTATAATTTAGTTACAAGTACATCGGGAGATTATTTACAATTAACTAATGCTTATTCTTTAAAAGAAGGAGAGTTTTATAGTTATACTATTTGTGATGTAGGTCAGCAATATGTAGAAAGAGTTTCTTTAGATGGAGGGACTTTTGAAATATCTAGTTGTTTTTATGATTTTTATAATGATTTAGGAAATAATATTATCTATAAAGGTAAAATATTTTGCACAAATCAATCAATAAATCAATCAGATAACGAGTACTATAATATTAATAAAGATGTTTATACTCAACAAGAAAGTAATAACGAATACATTATAATTGATGGCTAAGAATAAAGGTAGTGTTAGTATAGTTAATCTAAGTAACTACAATTCTCCTAAGATACAAGAGAATAGTCGTAAAAGGTGGGTAGAGTACGGAGAAGATAACGATTATTTTCAATATATTATAGATAGAAATAACGGAAGTCCTACAAATAGTGCCTGTAATAATGGTATTATTCAAATGATTTACGGACAAGGTTTAGATGCTACAAATAGTTCTAAGAAGCCAGAACAATATGCAGAGATGCGTAAATTATTAAAACCCGAATGTGTTTTTAATACTGCTAATGATTTAAAGTTATTAGGAATGTGTGCGGTTCAAGTTGTTTATAGCACAAAAAGACAAATCGTAGAAGTTGAACATATACCTATTGAAACGTTAAGACCAGAAATAGTTAATGAAGATGGAGAGGTAGAGGCATATTATTATTTTCCTGATTGGGCAAATATTAAGCCAAATGATGAGCCTACAAGAATACCAGCATTTGGAACATCAAAGGAAGGTGTTGAATTATTATATATGAAACCCTATAAGAGTGGGTTTTATTATTTTTCTCCTGTTGATTATCAAGGGGGGTTACAATACGCTGAATTAGAAGAAGAAATATCTAACTATCATTTGAATAATATTCTAAACGGATTAGCACCTAGTATGTTAATTAATATGAATAATGGAGTGCCTGATGAAGAAACTAGAAAGAAAGTAGAAGCAGATATTAATAGAAAATATAGTGGGACATCAAATAGTGGTAAATTAATTTTAGCATTTAATAAAGATAAAGAAAGTTCTGCAACTATTGAGGCAATACAATTATCAGATGCACATAATCAATATCAGTTTTTATCCGATGAATCGATGCGTAAAATAATGGTATCGCATAGAGTTGTATCTCCAATGCTTTTAGGTATTAAAGACAACACAGGATTAGGTAATAATGCTGATGAACTTAGACAAGCTAGTATATTAATGGATAACGTGGTTATTAGACCATTTCAGAACATTTTAATAGAAGGGTTTAATAAGATACTAAACCATAATGATATTATCTTAAACTTATACTTTAAAACGTTACAACCTTTAGAATTTGTTGATATGGGAGGTAATGTTGTAGATGAAGAAACTAGAGAAGAAGAAACGGGTGTTAAGTTATCTAAAATGTTAGAAGATTTTGGAGAAGAAGAAGATTTGGATAATTGGGAATTGATAGATGAAAGACAAGTAGATTATGACGAAGAAGAAGATTTAGATAATGAGGTTAATAAGTTAAATAATCCTAAAAAATCTATATTATCTAAGATTTGGAATTTTGCAACAACAGGAACTGCAAGACCAAACGCTAAGAGTTCACAAGACGGATCAACTGATGATTTTCAATACAAAGTTCGTTATCAATATGCGCCTTTAAAAGCTAGTGATGATAGTAGAGAATTTTGCAAGAAAATGGTATCAGCTAAAAAGATATATCGAAAAGAAGATATACAAAAAATGAGTAGTCAATCAGTCAATGCGGGTTGGGGATTAAATGGTGCTGATAATTACGATATATGGCTTTACAAAGGTGGAGGAGATTGTCATCATTTTTGGATGCGTAAAACGTACAGAGCAAAAGGTAAACCCGATGCAAGAAACCCTAGAGCAGAGGTTAGTGTAAATAAAGCTAAAAGCGATGGCTTTAAACCAGAAGTAAATGCTAAAGATGTAGCTAAAAGACCTGTTGATATGCCGAATAATGGATTTGTAAACAAGAAAAGATAATGGCAGTAGCACTATTTATATCAAGAACGGATTTAGTAAAGAATACTATTTTAGATGGTAATGTAGATACTGATAAATTTATT